CGACACGCCGGAGGAGGCGCTGATCATGGCGTCGATCATCGAGAAGGAGACCGGGGTTGCGGCGGAGCGTCGTCAGGTGGCCAGCGTATTCGTCAACCGGCTGGCGCTGGGGATGAGGTTGCAGACCGACCCAACGGTGATCTACGGGATCACCAAGGGCGAGGGCGTGCTGGGGCGCGGGTTACGCCAAAGCGAGTTGCGCCGTGAGACGCTGTGGAACACCTATGTGATCTTCGGGCTGCCGCCGACGCCGATTGCCAACCCCGGACGGCTGAGCATCGAGGCGGCGCTGAACCCGGATACGACGGAGTTTCTGTTCTTTGTGGCCGATGGCACCGGGGGCCACGCCTTTGCCAGAACGCTGGCCGAGCATAACCAGAACGTGGTCAAATGGCGCGCGATCGAAGCGGCGCAGGGCGCAGACGCGGCGACGGGCGTGCAGGGCGAGTGAGGCCAGGGTTAACAAACGGTTAAGGCGGCGTTCGGCAAGCCATTGATCGCGCTGCATTTTACGCTTGACTTGGCGCGCGGTCCAAGGTAGTGATCACGGCATGCTAGAAGAACTGTGAGAGCGGCCCCGGGGCACCCCCCGTCGGCCGCTTTTTCAGTTTGCTCGTGCGGGGGACAGCATGAGGGGTGGCGCGGGACAATGACAATCAGGCTCTCGGGTGACGACGCGGCGGGGGGCGATATCCTGGCCGTGGTGGATGGGCTGTACCGGGATGCAGCGACAGAGCTGCACCGCACGATCGAGGCGGTCCGGTCCGGGCAGATGAACGAGGTCAAGTCGGCATTGACGGCGGTCCGCGAGTTGCGCGCGGCGGCGCTTCTGGTGCTGGAGGAAAGGGGCAAAGTTGACAAACTTCGCAAACAGATTGCCGGACAGGTCGGAGCCGGGGGTGCCCTCGATTTCGACGGGGCGCGGGCTGAAATCGGGCGGCGCCTGGCTTGCCTCCGCGACGCCGGAGGCGGTGGATGAGTTTCTTAGCGCCTTGAGTGAGAACGCGCTGCTGGCGTTGCCGTGGCTGTTCGAGTTCTGGGCACTGCCGCATCAGGTGGCCCCGAGGGGTGCGTGGAAGACCTGGGTGATCATGGGGGGGCGCGGTGCGGGCAAGACCCGCGCCGGGGCGGAATGGGTGCGCTCGGAGGTTGAGGGTGCGATGCCGGGCGATCCGGGGCGGTCGCGCCGGGTGGCGCTGGTCGGCGAGACGGTGGATCAGGTGCGCGACGTGATGGTGATGGGGGAGAGCGGGATTCTTGCCTGCTCGCCCCCTGACCGGCGGCCGGAGTGGATCGCCTCGCGCCGGGTGCTGGAATGGCCGAACGGCGCGGTGGCGCAGGTTTTCTCGGCGCATGAGCCGGAAAGCCTGCGCGGGCCGCAGTTCGATGCGGCCTGGGCGGATGAGTTGGGCAAGTGGAAGAAGGGCGGCGAGACCTGGGATCAATTGCAGTTCGCGCTGCGGCTGGGACGCTCGCCCCGCGCGGTGGTGACGACGACGCCGCGCAATGTGGCGGTGCTGAAGGCAATTCTGAAGAACCCGTCGTCGGTGGTGACGCACGCGCCGACCGAGGCGAACCGGGCCTATCTGGCGGAGTCGTTTCTGGCGGAAGTGCAGGCGCGGTATGGTGGCACCCGGCTGGGGCGGCAGGAGCTTGAAGGCGTGCTGGTCGAGGATGTTGACGGGGCGTTGTGGTCGGCTGCGGTGATAGAGCGGGCGCGGGTCGATGTGGCGCCTGAGGTGACGCGGATCGTGGTGGCGGTGGACCCGCCGGTGACGGCGACCAAGAAAAGCGACGAGTGCGGGATTGTCGTGGTGGGCGTCGATACACGCGGCGATCCGCGCCAGTGGCGGGCGGTGGTGCTGGAGGATGCGACGGTCAAGGGGGCCACGCCGGAGGGTTGGGCGCGGGCAGCGCTGGCCGCGATGGCGCGGCATAACGCCGACCGGATGGTGGCGGAAGTGAACCAGGGCGGCGATCTGGTGGAGCAGATGGTGCGGATGCAAGACCCGCTGGTGCCGTTCCGCGCGGTGCGCGCGACACGGTCGAAGATGCTGCGCGCCGAGCCGGTGGCGGCGTTGTACGAGCAGGGCCGGGTGGCGCATGTGCGGGGCTTGCAGGCGCTGGAGGCGCAGATGGCGCAGATGACGGTGACGGGCTGGCAGGGCGCGGGGTCGCCCGACCGGCTGGACGCGCTGGTCTGGGCGTTGACCGAGGTGCTGCTGGACCCGGTGGGGCAGGGGCGGCCGACGGTGCGCACGCTTTAGGCGGGCGGTGCGTGGAGACCACGCACCCTACGCGCGTGGAGGCTTTGCGGCAGGGACGTTCATTGGGCGGCCCAAGGCCGCGCGGGCTGTGACGGCGGAGCCTCCGGCGGGGATATTTGGGAACAGAAAAAAGCCCCTCGGGGTGTGAGGTCTGGCCGGGTTCGGCTGGGGTTGGGCGGGCGTTTGCCCGCAGGATCAGGGAGCGGCGATCATGGTGTTCGATTTCTTGCGGCGTGCCGGGGCGGTGCCTTTGGCGGAGAGGAAAGCTTCGGCAACGGGGCGGGTGGTGGCCTGGGGGTCTGGCGGGCGGGTGGCATGGAGCCCGCGCGATGCGGCGTCTTTGGCCCGGACCGGGTTTCAGGGCAATCCGATCGGGTTTCGGGTGGTGCGGCTGATTGCGGAGGCGGCGGCGGCGCTGCCGCTGATCTGTCAGGATGCGGAGCGGCGGTTCGACAGCCATCCGCTGTTGGGGTTGATCGGGCGGCCTAATCCGGCGCAGGGGCGGGCGGAGTTGCTGGAGGCGGTGTATGGCCACCTGCTGTTGTCGGGCAATGCGTATCTGGAGGCGGTGCCGGGTGCGGCGGTGCTGCCGGGGGAGTTGCATGTTCTGCGTGCGGACCGGATGTCCCTGGTGCCGGGGCCGGATGGCTGGCCGGTGGCATATGACTATACGGTGAGCGGGCGGACGCACCGGTTTGATGTGACCGGGCCGATGCCGCCGGTCTGCCATATCCGGTCTTTTCACCCGCAGGATGACCACTACGGCTTTGCCCCGATGCAGGCGGCGGCGGTGGCGGTGGATGTGCATAATTCGGCGTCTGCGTGGTCGAAGGCGCTGCTGGACAATGCCGCGCGGCCTTCGGGGGCGATCATCTACAAGGGTGCGGATGGGCAATCGGCGCTGTCGAGCGATCAGTATGACCGGCTGGTGAGCGAGATGGAGATGCACCATCAGGGCGCGCGCAATGCCGGGCGGCCGATGTTGCTGGAGGGGGGGCTGGACTGGAAGCCGATGGGGTTCAGCCCCAGCGACATGGAGTTCCAGAAGACCAAGGAGGCGGCGGCGCGCGAGATTGCCATCGCGTTCGGGGTGCCGCCGATGCTGATCGGCATTCCGGGGGATGCGACCTATGCGAACTATCAGGAGGCGAACCGGGCGTTCTACCGGCTGACGGTGCTGCCCTTGGTCGGGCGGGTGCTGGCGTCGGTGTCGCATTGGCTGGCGGGGTTTAGCGGCGAGTTGGTGGAGTTGCGGGTGGACCTCGACCAGATCCCGGCGCTGGCGGTGGAGCGCGATCAGCAATGGGCACGGGTTGGTGCTGCGGAGTTTCTGACGATGGCGGAGAAGCGGATGATGCTGGGGCTGCCGAAGCTGGCGGAGGGGGAATGAGCGCGCGGGGGTCGGAGGGCGGGTCGCGGTTCGTCTACGACAGTTTCGATGCGGCAGCGGCCCGGATCGAGGCGAACGAGCGGGTGGCCGAGGAGCGGTGGGCCGCGCTGGATTACCGGTTGGGGCTGATCGATGCGGGGCTGGAGCGGTTGGAAAAGCGCATCTGGCTGGGGGTTTACGGAGTGGCGGCGTTCTTGCTGACGCAGATGGCCGAGGCACTGATCCATGCGGCGATGAGGTGAAGCGATGACAGGTGAATATGGTGCCCCGGAGCGGAAGTTTACCCGCCCGGAGGCAGGGCTGACGGTAAGCGAGGGCCATGTGGTGGCGGGCTATGCCTCGTTGTTCGGGCGCAAGGATCAGGGCGGCGATGTGGTGCTGAAGGGGGCCTATGCGGCCTCGCTCAAGCGCCTGGCTGCCGGCGGGGGCCGGGTCAAGATGCTGTGGCAGCATGACCCGGCCCAGCCGATCGGGGTGTGGGACGAGGTGGCGGAGGATGCCACCGGCCTGTGGGTCAAGGGGCGGTTGCTGACCGAGGTGGCGAAGGGCCGCGAGGCGGTGGCGCTGCTGGCTGCGGGGGCGATTGACGGCTTGTCGATCGGCTACCGCACGGTGAAGGCGGAACGTGACGGCAAGGGGCAGCGCCTGTTGTCGGAACTGGAGCTTTGGGAAGTGTCCCTCGTCACCTTTCCAATGCTTCCCGAGGCGCGGGTTTCGGCCAAGGCGGAGGCCATGGACGACGACTGGCGCTGTATGGCGAGGATCCTTGAGGATGCGCGCCGGAGTTTGGCCGAGCGCTGACGCGCGCGGCGGTTTTATCATCGAGAGGATGTGACGATGACCGAGACAGAGGCTCGGGCCGGGGCAGGTTTGCCTTTGGCCCAGACGTTTGGCCAGACGGTTGGCCAGACGGTTGCCCAGACGCCGGCTGCGGAGGCGAAGGCCGCAATGACCGGTTTTCTGAAAGAGCTCAAAGGCTTTCAGGACGAAGTGAAATCCACGTTGAAACAACAGGAAGAGCGACTGACCATGTTAAATGCAAAGACGATGAGCTATGGCCGCCCGGCGCTTTCTGCCCGCGCGGAAGCCGATGCCCCGCACAAGAAGGCGTTCAACGCCTATCTGCGGTCGGGCGATGACGATGGCCTGCGCGGCCTTGTGCTGGACGGCAAAGCGATGAGCACTGCCGTGGCCGCGGACGGCGGCTATCTGGTGGATCCGCAGACGTCGGACCGGATCCGGTCGCTGCTGCTGTCGACCTCGTCGCTGCGCGCGGTGTCAAATGTGGTGCAGATCGAGGCCACCTCGTTCGACGTGCTGGTCGACCGGTCGGAGGTGGGGTCGGGCTGGGCCACGGAAGTTGCGGCCACCACCGAGACCGCGACGCCGATCATCGAGCGCATCTCGATCAAGCTGCATGAGTTGAGCGCCATGCCGAAGGCAAGCCAGCGG